AAATTCCTTCATAAGCATCACCGCCAAAATCAACAATAGCATCACCTGCTTTTTGATTCAAATCTGATATGTAATTTACAGACCTAGAGCCTGAGTCATAAAAGTCTTCAGCACCACCTGTTACCATATCTAATATGCTTTTCTCTTTTAGGGGAATTTGTGTTGGCTGTGGGTTGATTTTAGGCATACCATCAACACTTAAATCATTGCCTAGTAGTCCTGTAGTCAGGTCATAGGAGTTAGTCTTTTCATTGTTGCCAATAAGGTAATCAAATATACTCATTTTGTTCCTTTGTAGGCTTTCACTTGTTGGACGTACTGATTAAACCTTTCCAAGATGTATTGAGTCTTCTGAGGGCCAAGTTTTGAACCTGCCTTCTCAAGAATCATTCTTCTCGTGTTGTTAATCATAGTCTCTGTAATTCTGTCGGGGTCGCTATACATTCTCATGTGTTCGCCAATAGCATTATGTGCCATGCTGTTCATAGGATTGAATCCCATAAATCCACCATCAAACTCTTTGTCTATAACGCCATGAAAGAACTGATTTATACCACGTAGGCCTGTATTTACAGCGTTCAACTTGGCCATGTAGTCTGCTTTGTTATTGGGTTTCTTGACGTTCTTAACAACATCAGCCATGCCAATCTCTTGCATAGCATTATTGAACTGCGTGTCTGTCAGTTTGTCTTTGTTGGGTGTTATGTCTGTGAATGTACTTCTATCAGGCTCAACAACATACTCTTCAAACGTAGGCTTGGTTATAGTTTGTACTTGAGGTGTGGGTTCTGGTGGTAAGTTATTCCAGTTGTATTGTGCATTATGGAATAGTAGCCCTGTTTCTGGGTCTGTCCACGACTCTTTATCTGTCTGTCCGTCTAACAATCCCATATTAAACTACACCTTTAATGTTCCTTTTCAACGGCTTGCCCCATGATTCAGAAATAGCTCTATAGCCTACAGCAAGGTAACGGAAAGCGTCTGCGCCATGTGAAGCCCAGTTGTGGGTTGGTCGAGAGCGCCACGTTTTACCGTTTTCATCGTAAGCACGACTGTAGTTTATCAGACAATCAATGCCTTTTTCTGTCTTTTTCTCATCGAAGTAACATCGGTCCAACAGTGACCTGACTTGTTGAATACCATCGTCTACCCTTAAATCAGGACATATCTGTATGTTTCTTACGCCTAGATTATCTAACGTCTCTAGTCTTGACTTGCCTGTACCTAATTCTCTTACTCTAACGTCATGAGGAAGAATGTGTTGGTCATAGATATAACCTTTCTCTTGAAGTTTAAGCGCATAGTGGTCTAGTCCTACACCTGATGCTTCATAGTAATCAATGATGTGTACTTCTGTTCCTACATATTGGGCAAAGAAAATAGCTGTGGAATCACCTATGCCTAAATCCCAAGCGGTTACAACACCTTTAGCTCTATCGTATCTAACATCGCCTATCCTTCCCTCATCTCTGCAGCGTCTCATCTCAGTAGAGTAGTAAGCACCTTCACTGAACACAAGAAAGCCACCCTTCCAAATGTGGTCATACATGTCAATACGTTTGTCTTTGTCTTCAAGTCTTGATTGCTCTAGTACGTCAGGAAACCAAGGGTTGTCCATGTAATTCAACTCTACTATTTTGGAGTCATTAGGTTTATTCGTTCTAAAGCGTTCATGTGTTGCGCTGTATTTTGATTCAGGATTCCACGTTACCCATATCTCTGAGCCTTCTTCACGTACAGTTGGTATTAGCTTCTGCCATGCCATATCACTTACTGACTCAGCTTCATCTACCCAAGCCAAGAGAATGTGTGCCTTTGATTTAATAGAGTCTAGTGAGCGTCTTAGTCCTACAAATGTATATGAGATAAGACCGTCTTTAGACCTAATGTATTTCTCACCTAGTTCGTAGTAATCTTCAAGAATAGGAATTGAACGTATTGCTTGTTTAATCTCTTCTAGTGAGGAGTCTTCTAATGAGTTCATAAACTCACGTCCACATAGTATCTGACCTGACCTTCCTTCTTGACCCCACAGATAACCTCTTACTGCTGTCATTAGTGCAAAGGTTCTTGTCTTGCCTGAACCACGTCCACCCCAACTTCCTCTGTATCTCGCATCTCCCTCGAATACAGGTACTAACTTATCAGGAATAGGAACGCTTAGTATTTCTTCTTCAGTCTTTGGCATCTGCTCTAACGCCTATTAACTGAATCTTGGTCGGTGTTGTCATTGAGCCATCGCTTGATTTCAAGTCTTGGTCAACCTTTTCATGGAATCCATGCTTACCTAATACAAGTTTAGTTATCTGTGCATTAAACGAGCCTCCAAGCCCATTATTGATGAGAACCTTCTGTTGTTTTTGTAGTAATTTCCCTAATATGTCGGAAAACTCCTTGTCTTCTTGCTTTGCCCAATCGTATAAAGTGTCTCTATGAAGGTCTAATACTTCAGCTAATCCTTCAATGCTTGGAATCATATCATCGTAGTCAGCGTAGTTGTTAATATACTCATAAGACTTAGCTACAAGCTCTTTGCTGTACTTAGTTGGTCTTGCCATTAGTGTAACTCCTCACGAGGTGGAACAGCATTGATTTCAAACTCAAGCTGCTCTCTCAATTCTTCAATTTCTACATGTGCGTCTGCTAAGGATACATCGTCAAAATCACCTGAAAGTAGCATCAAAGCACAAACATAAAGCTCTAGGAACTCTTCAGGGGCATATTCTGATAATTGTAAACCTTCCTCTGCTAACAAGCTCTTTAAACTCATACAATCCTTATTTATAACCCATTGATTCAAGGTACAAATCTTCAGGTCTTGGCAACACTATACCATACTCAGCCATAAGTATATCAATCTGCTCTAGGTAGTCTTTGAACTCGCCCACCTTTAATTTAGTCGTGCTTCTTAGTTCTCGGACTGTTTCACCCTTCTTAGTTGTTATCTCGTTATAGCCTAGAAACTTATCTCTCAATATCATGTGAGCCTCATCCTTAGTGTAACCAAGTTCAGGACTTATGACTGTTCCTATCCACTCCCAATACAATCTGTTCTGCTTGGTTGAACGCGAGTCTTTGTCTTGTTTTATTTCAATCACCGCTTTATCATCCTCTGAAAACTGACTAAAGTGACTAACTATCATTGATTCAATAATGTGTCGCTTCTCTTTCTTGCGTTCAATTATTCTTTTCATGAGTTTGTCTTAATTATTGACACCATACTACCGTCAGGTCTAAACAGCACACTATATGAACTTGGGTCTTTCATTATCTTCCAACCGTTGTCTACCTTGGCTGAACAACCTGACAATAATACAACCACAGCTACTAATACTGCTGTAACTATCGGTAACTTAACGAAACATGTATGACAATTACAAAACTTATCGAACGCTGATTTAATTTCTATATTTCTTAATAACATTTCTCTCCTCTATTTGTTATATCTATCAAAAGCAACTACAAGTAAAAATATAGTTAGGCTCGCCTCAATAATAAGCACTAAGTCCACTACATTAACCCCTTACCTACCAATATCTCCTGTGTTCGTTTCATTCCTAGTAGGTGCGTTAAAAGTATTTCTTCCTTACTATATTCGCTAGGCTTCCTACCATCAAGAATATCATGGCAACTATGACAACTGTAAGCACCGTGAATATCCAAACACTTCCTACCAACGCCACCACCGTTAAGATGGGCAAAAACGACAGTTTCGTTTTCAGGTCCTCCATAGCAACCTTCTAGTCTTATTGTGCATGCTTCTCCTCTAGCACTTTTAGTTATCTTACTCATACGGAAAATCGCTCATTAAACCAAACCAACACCAGTTTTCAATATCTTTAGGTCTGTGTCTTCTTATCTCTACATTTAGCTTTTTAGTGTTTCCTGACCATAGTTTAACAACATCTTCGTTTCTTATCCAAGCCTCACACATTTCAACGTCATAACCCTCTTCGTCAATGCTTCCTAAATTGTTTTTTAGATATTTACTCATTTAATAATCCCCTAATCCCTTTTTTTAATCTTACTCATTGATTAATTTAAGTATTGGTTTAAGTCTATAAATCACGCCTTCCTCACCTATATCTTTATTGCAATGTGGACAAGTAATCATATCTTCATCAATCTCTTTTTCGCAATCAGCGTGTAGTAAATATTCAAAATAATCATCAGTCACTTCATACTTC